GAATTCATAGCTACAACACCACATAATACTACAAACACAGCCCCTAGCGGTACTAGTTCATATACAACTGGAGGTGGTGGAGGTGGTAGAGGATTTGCAGGTGATGCAGCACGTTCAGTAGGAACAAGATTCAGTAATCAGACCAACGAAATCACGGTAGATGCCAAGCATGTTATCCATCTTTCATTGTCAGAAGGCCTGGACAACAACTATCCTTTTGGCAACAGTCTACTAGAATCAGTATTCAAAGTCTACAAGCAGAAAGAATTGCTTGAAGATGCTATCATTATCTATCGTATACAACGTGCTCCAGAAAGACGTATTTTCTATGTGGACGTTGGAAATATGCCGGCACACATGGCCATGAGCTTTGTTGAACGTGTTAAAAACGAAATCCAACAAAGACGTATTCCTAGCTCAACAGGTGGTGGAGCCAACGTCATAGACGCCAGTTATAATCCTCTAAGTGTAAACGAAGACTATTTCTTTCCACAGACTGCAGAAGGTCGTGGATCAAAAGTTGAAACACTGCCAGGCGGTACTAACCTAGGTGAAATCACAGACCTACGTTATTTTACTAACAAACTGTTCCGTGCTTTGCGCATACCTGCTTCATACCTACCTACATCTATTGATGAACAAGCCAACACTGTGTCTGATGGCAAAGTAGGCACTGCTTACATACAAGAACTGCGCTTTAACGAATACTGCAAACGTCTACAGAGCATCATAGTAGAAACATTTGATCTTGAATTCAAGCTGTGGCTTAATGACCAAGGTGTAAACATTGACAATGGCTTGTTTGAACTTAAATTTAATCAGCCGCAGAATTTTGCTGCTTATCGTCAAAGTGAATTAGACACAGCTAGAGCAGCAACGTTTTCACAGGTGGTACAGATTCCGCATCTCAGCAAGCGTTTTGCTATGAAACGATTCTTAGGCATGACCGAAGATGAGATCAAAGAAAACGAAAGATTATGGCGTGAGGAAAACGGTGCTAATATTAAAGCACCTGCCGATGCGCAGAGTCAGTTGAGAGGCATAGGTGTAACACCAGGAGGCATGGCTGCAGATGCTGGCGCTCAAGAAGCAGAAGCACCTTTAGACATGGCTGCTGCTGCAGAACCTGGAGCAGATGCCGGAGCAGAAGCAGCACCAGAAGCACCAGTTCAATAATAAATACATTATGCTTCTTAACGAATTCTTTTACTTCAACGAAAAAAACAACGACTTTGCTCAAGATCGTAGATATGAATCCAGCAGAGATCGCAGCATCATTGGCAAAAAAGACACAAGAAAGATACGTCTTACGCTGCGACAAATCAATCAACTGAGGCTTCAAAGCGAAGCACATCAATTAGAATCTCAATCTGAACTGGATTTTATAAGACAAATGTATGGAACTCCAGTTGGCGAAGAAGCAGCACCTGCATAATAACCCCGCGTTTGTTATAGGCAACGGCACTAGTCGACAGTGCTTGAATCTACGATCTCTAATGACTAACGGTGTAACCTACGGCTGTAATGCACAGTATCGTGAGTTTGAACCCCACTATCTAATAGCTGTAGATGTGAAAATGGTCAACGAAATCATTGAGTCTGGCTATAACAAAAAGCATCAAGTCTGGACAAATCCCAACAAAGGCATACAAACCAAACATAGTATAAACTTCTTTAGCCCGCACAAGGGATGGAGTTCAGGGCCCACAGCACTATGGTTTGCAGCTACTCAAGAACATAAAAGTATCTATATTTTTGGCTTTGACTATCAAGGATTGAACGGCAAATTTAATAACATATACGCAGATACATTTAACTATAAAAAATCAACAGATGCTGCCACTTATCACGGAAACTGGTTAAGTCAAACTGAAAAAGTAATTAAAGAATTCCGTCACACACATTTTTTTAGAGTCATAGAACCTGGAGCATTTATCCCGGACAAACTAGGACCTGCCCTGACTAATCTCAGTCATATCACCTACGATGAATTTAGTAGAAGTTTTCCTGATACTATATATTCAGATCAAATCAATCAAAAAACTACCATTTAACACCTGTTTGTAATCTTCGTGTTAAATAAACAACAGCCCATACCATTTGAGGAGAATACCATGGCCGACAATAAATTATTACAACAGATGCTTGAGAATCTAGTAAACGATGACCAAGCTAAAGCAGAAGAATTGTTCCACGAATATGTGGTAACAAAATCTCGTGAAATCTATGAATCTTTGATCGACAGCGAAATTGCTGAAGAAGAAGAAAAAGATGAAGACGACGAAGACATGGACGAAGCTGCTAAAGATGATGATGCAGAAGAAGACAAAGTCGACGAAGAATTTGAAGACATTGCCATTGAAGGCGATGACGATATGAGCCCAATGGGCGGAGATCCAACTGACGATCTAGAAGGCGACATCGATGCAGAAATGGATGACGAAGACATGGGTGACAAGTCTGAAGAAGAGTTGTTCCAAGATCTTGACAGTATTGTAGATGAATTACAGGCCAAATTTGATGAACTCAAAGGCGGTGACGACATGGGCGACATGGGCGATGATGACATGGGCGACATGGGCGATGAAAAAATGAAAGACAATTTTGATCTAGCCACTGTTCGTGAATACGTTGAGAAAGTTGCACCAGCTAAAATGGGCGATAACGGTGTTAACAACAAGTCTATCGTAGCTGGCAAGAATGACATGGGCGGTACAACTGCCAACATTCTAAGCGGCAAGAACGGTGCCCCTGGTTCAGAAACAGGTGAATTAAAAGGTTCAGGATTGCTGAAAGGCAAGCCGACCGAAGATAATGCTGGCAACATCAATGTCCCAGGTGCTAAGAACGGTAATGCGTTTTCTAAGAAAGAGCCCGGACATGGTGCTGAAAAAGCTGGTGCAAAAGAATCACCAGACAACAAGCAAAGCCTTTTCCGTGGTCGTAGATAATAGGACTTGACAAAGGTGAAAACTACTCTATCAGAACATTTGAGTTTTGACCAGGCTAAGATTGTCTTGGAGCGCGACGAAGGCAGCGACGGTAAAAAGTCGCTGCATCTAAACGGCATTTGCATTCAAGGAGACATCCGGAATGCAAATCAGCGTGTTTACTCTTCTGAAGAAATTGGCAGGGCTGTCAAAACGCTCAATGAACAGATCGCTGGTGGCTACTCCGTTCTTGGAGAAGTTGATCATCCTCAGGATTTAAAAATTAATCTAGATCGTGTTAGTCATATGATTACCAAGATGTGGATGGATGGTCCTAACGGCTACGGAAAACTAAAAATACTCCCAACTCCAATGGGGCAGTTGATTCAGTCCATGTTGGAAGCAGGAGTTAAACTGGGTGTTAGTTCCAGAGGATCCGGCGAAGTAGACAGTAGTGGCAAAGTGCAGGGTTTTGAAATAATCACAGTAGATGTGGTAGCACAGCCTAGCGCCCCGGGAGCTTATCCCACACCAGTATACGAACATTTAATCAATAACACAGGCGGTTACAAGGCATATCAAATAGCACAAGAAGTTCAAGGCGACCCCAAGGCTCAAAAATACTTAGCAGAAAGTCTCAAGAGAATAATCTCTGGACTCAAATAACAGTAGGAGAATCACATGCTAGACATCGTAAAACAATTGTTTGAAAACAATGTGATTTCCGAAGAAATCAAATCGGAAATTGAATCAGCTTGGGAAAGCAGAATTCAAGAAAGCCGTGATCAAGTAACCGCTGAACTACGTGAAGAATTTGCTCAGAAGTATGAGCATGACAAAGGCGCAATGGTAGAAGCTGTAGAAGCTATGCTAACAGATCGCTTGCAGGCAGAGTTAGGTGAATTGGCAGAAGATCGCCAAGGACTTATCGAAGCCCGCGCCAAGTATACTAAGAAAATGAAAGACGATTCCAAAGCAATGGAATCATTTATCTTTAATAATCTTAACAAAGAATTGGCAGAACTACACGAAGATCGCAAGACAGTTGCAAACAATGTTGCAAAATTAGAATCTTTTATCGTGGATGCCCTGGCGAAAGAAATCGCAGAATTCCACACAGATAAGAAAGATTTGGCCGAAACTAAAGTAAAATTAGTACGCGAAAGCAGAGCCAAGTTTGACAATCTCAAGAAAGAATTTATCACAGCAGCTTCCGTAAAAGTAGCAGAAACAGTGCAGAACGGTCTACGTTCTGAAATGACTCAGCTCAAGGAAGACATTGAATCAGCTAGAAGAAATGACTTTGGTCGCAGAATTTTTGAATCATTTGCCAGCGAATATGCTGCAAGTCATCTAAATGAGAAATCTGAAACAGCAAAACTTCTCAAAGTTATGATGACAAGAGAATCTGAATTGGAACAAGCAGCAAAAATGGTTGCAGAAGCACAGCAACAAGTAGCACAGAAAGAACGTGAACTACATGTCATCAAAGAAAGTAATCAACGCAAGGAAGTTATGAGCGAATTGCTAAATCCTTTGGCTGGTGACAAACGTGAAGTCATGAAAAGTCTGCTTGAATCAACACAAACAGAAAAGCTACGTACAGCTTTCGACAAATACCTACCAGCAGTAATGAATGGTGGAGCACCGGCGAAGAAAGTACTATCAGAAGGCAAAGAAATTACAGGCGATAAACAGGCACCTCAATCCAGCGGTAAAGAAGAAAAAACCGCTGAGATATTTGACATCCGCAGGCTTGCGGGACTAAAAGTTTAAGGAGAACTATAATGTCACAATTACTCGAGTCACGCTGGTCGGAAACCAAAGACGCCCTTTTAGAAGGTCTTCAAGGTAACAAGCGTTCAGTAATGGCAACAACTCTAGAAAATACCCGCAAGTATTTGGCAGAGAGTGCCACCGCTGGAGCAACATCCGCCGGTAACGTAGCAACACTAAATCGTGTGATCCTTCCAGTGATCAGACGTGTAATGCCAACAGTCATTGCTAATGAACTAGTTGGTGTACAACCAATGACAGGTCCAGTTGGACAAATCCACACTCTACGTGTTCGCTACAGCGATACATTTAGTGCGAGTGCTGGTGGTTCTACAACACCTGGCGAAGAGGCACTAAGCCCATTCAAGATTGCTGAAGGTTATTCTGGAGCCACAACTGGTAAACCAGCGTCAACAGCAGCACTAGAAGGTGTAGCTGGTAACAAGCTAAGTATTCAAATCTTGAAACAAACAGTTGAAGCTAAGACACGTAAGTTGTCAGCTCGCTGGACTTTTGAAGCTGCTCAAGATGCACAAGCCCAACAAGGCATTGACATCGAAGCAGAAATCATGGCTGCTCTTGCACAAGAGATCACAGCTGAGATCGATCAAGAAGTTCTACGTAGCTTGGCTACATTGTCTTCAACAGTATTAACATATGACCAAGCTGCTGTATCTGGTACAGCAACATTCGTTGGTGACGAGCATGCCGCATTGGCAGTTCAAATCAACCGTGCTGCTAACTTGATCGCTCAGCGTACACGTCGTGGTGCAGGTAACTGGGCAGTTGTATCACCAACAACATTAACATTGTTGCAAAGTGCTACTACTTCTGCTTTTGCTCGCACAACAGAAGGCACATTCGAAGCTCCTACAAACACCAAGTTTGTTGGCACATTGAATTCAGCAATGAAAGTGTATGTTAACACATATGCAGAGAACGACAACGTTCTAGTTGGTTACAAAGGTTCTAGCGAATCTGACGCAGCAGCATTCTATTGCCCATACATTCCATTGATGAGCAGTGGTGTTGTTCTTGACCCAGCAACTTTCGAACCAGTCGTGTCATTCATGACACGTTATGGTTATGTTGAGTTGACAAACACAGCTTCTTCTCTAGGTAATGCAGCTGATTACTTGGCGACTGTTGCTGTAACATCCGCTAACCTACGTTTTGCTTAATCTGTAACACGTATAACGCAACTTCAAAAAGGCTCTTCGGAGCCTTTTTGTTTGACTTAAATATCATGATGAAAGTGGAATCGGAACAAGACTTCAAACAACTACGTGAACAGTTTACGGCATGGCGACATCGCTTTCCTATGTTTACACATGATGTGCAACGCATTGAAAAAATAATAAATCAACACATTACTGCGCACAGTAAAATAATGGTCTTGTATAGGCAAACCAAACATCGCGGATATTTAGAAAAAGCACAACAAGAAATTGATGCCATCAATACAATATTAAACACTGTAGAAAAAATGGAACTGATGAGTCTACTAAGCCGCGGATAAATAAAGTATCTAGAATTTATTATGCGGTACCCGCCGCGTAGACCTAGAACGTCAAACATAAGGAGAATCAAATGGGACGTCCAGTAAAAAGAGATGTAAACGGTGTTGAAGTTTTTGGCACATATGCAAGCAATACAGGTATTAGAGTCGTTGCTAATATCGGCGGTACAATCAGAGATGATGTGTATATTCTTAAACAAAAAGGTACAAGAGCCTATACTGTATTTGATGTATCAGACAGTGCAACAGGACTATGTAGATTGGCCGACAAAGACAGCGACAAACTATCAACAGGCGAAATGTTAATGACAGGTCGTGTAGCTGCTGATAATAATCAAGCTACCAACGGTCGTAGAATTAGAAAGTTAACCAAGCGTATTGCTACTGATTTTAGCGGTGTTCGCTATAAATGGTATATGGCAGACGATTCTGGATCTGACGATATCTTATTAGTTGCACTATAATCTAGGATTGTAAATGGGACAGTTTCTCAGAGTCAACGGTGACTACAACATTCGAGCAGGCGATGGTGCCAAGATAACACTTGACACTGGCCCTGCTGTGAGTGGTGGTTCGGTAAGAGTTACTGGTAATCTAGTAGTCGAAGGTGATACGTTTAATATCAGCACCACTAATTTAACCATTGAAGATAACATTATATCTTTGAACACTGGAGAAGTTGGACCAGGCGTATCTTTGATATATTCAGGTATTGAAATCGAACGTGGTAACACTACCTCAGTGACCCCACAGAACAATGCCAGCTTCCTCTACGACGAAAGCACTGACTCATGGATACTAGCACATGGTTCTGCGCCAGGACCGTTTAACTTTGATGCCAGTAGTCTAAGACTCAAACAGATACTAACAAACAGCACTACTGATTCAGGTGACCTCACACTGATAGGCACAGGCACCGGAGTAGCTAAAGTTATAGGTACTATAAATTATGAAGATCAAGTCACACATGACGACGATCTTCCTAATAAAAAATATGTTGATGATTCAATTCTTAACAATCCTACTTTTCAAATTGTTGCTCCTCAACTTCAAGATACTAGAGTTATTATTGCTGACAAAAATATCTCTCCTGATATCGCAGGCACAGCTGGATCGCTGGCCTATTTTACAGCTACCACTAGTTATAATACCTTCGGTGAAAGTGCAGTTTCGATAATAGTAGACGGTGCTCTAGTCGGACAGTTTTATACAAATAGATTTGAAGTTGGAGATTTAGAAATCGGTGGCGGCTTGGATCGCAATGAAATTTCAAGTCGTGCCGGTATAACCAATGAAAACATCTATGTTCGGACACAAGGCACAGGCAAACTTCAAACCAACTATGCCATGCAGTTTGAGAAAATTAACACTGTTCCTAGTTATGTGTCCGACAACGTGTTGTTGTATGCAGCTGTGCCTGGCACAGGCACTACAGGAGTATATTTTGTCAACGACAGCGCAGAAACTGCAAAACAAAACGGTGAGTTAATAAGTAAAAACAAAGCACTGGTATTCAGCATGCTATTTTAAGAGACACATATGATAAGAAACTATGAAAATCCAGAAGGTACACTATCACTGATAGATTCCACCAACGTTACAATACCAGTCAAAGTGTTTACCAGCTCAACCACAGGCGGCCCTATCGCAGGAGGAGTAATTGGTAGAGAAAATGCAGTTACTACTATAGCATTGTGCAACACAGCAGCGCCCGATCCTGCAGACGAAACTACTAACAACGTCACAGTAAATATTCATGTAGTTCGAAGCGGACTAAGTTATGCAGCTGGAAATCTCGTAGTCAGCAATCTTGTTGTGCCAGCTGGCGAGACTGTGTTCTTTTCTGAAGAACGTATAGTGTTGGCCAGCGGTGATCAAATATGGATCGGCACCTCAGCGGCTGCAAGACTATCTGTAACCGTGAGTGTATTAGCTGTATGAAATTCTTAAAGACCAAAAATATTTCGCAGTTTAGCATCAACGATCGTGCGTTGATTTATTATCCTGCCGGCAACGGGCCTGGTAACAGAGTAGTGGTCAATGCTAATGGAGGCATGATGTTACCTAAAGGCACAACGGCACAACGCCCGCAACTAAGTAGTGTGCGTCAACCTACAGATGCCAACGGCACTATTCGTTACAACACAACGATTCCAGCACTAGAAGCTTATGTAGGTGGTGCCTGGGTCATAGTGGCTAGTCCATTTGCTGCTGCTATTACTAAACAAACACTAGGTCCAGGAGACGGTGTTTCTACTATTTTTGGACCGTTGAACAGCATTTTTGCGCCATCATACGCTGCCAGTGCAGACAATGTAATAGTGTTGGTAGAAAACGTCATGCAGATTTCTTCTACCAACTTTACAATAAATCAAAATCCCACAAGCACAGGAACAGGTGCAGAAATTAATGCTACAGCATTGAACAGTGGTAATAACGGTACTAGTTATATAATTACTTCAGTGGGATCTACAACATTTACATCATTTGGTGCCGCAGCAAACACAGTAGGTACAGTATTCACCAAATCTGGCGGAACCCCCACAGGCACAGGTAAAGTGCGAGTTGCTGGATATTATCTCGGATTTACATCAGCAATACCAAACACAGGAGGAGGCGGCAATCCAGTCTACGTAACTGTATACTACGGATACGCCAACTAAGCATGAGTCAATTGGGGCGCATAGGTGGTCAAGTATTAACAGACAACCTGTTACGTGCCGGTGTTGACCTTGCGTTTGAAACTGATCTATTATACCTTAAAGTATCACCTGTAACAACAGGAGTTTCCCTAAACGAAGATTCTGATCCTAATTTTGGAAAAGCTGGTAGCACATCTACACCGTTTACTGCTATAGGTATTAATACCGATGTGCCTATCTACGATTTTGATGTTAACAACAACATCTACACCAATGATTTCACAGTGGTTACACAACTTGCTCCGGGCAACTTGCGTTTTAATGCACCCAACACTATTTCTACCAGCGTGGGTGGTATTGATGTTTATATCAACGGTGGTGGTGAAATATTTCATGATAGACTTGGCACAGACAATCTTATCCTAGATGGCAATCTTATATCCAGTGTATCTAACAGTAACATAGTCCTAGACCCTAACGGCTCAGGAACAGTGGAGTTAATAGCCAATACCAATATCACAGGAAATCTTGCAGTCAGCGGCAATATCGGTATCAGCGGCAATCTTTCAAGTCAAGGCACCCTGACCTTTGGTGATAATCAAACATTTGACACTGTGATCATAAACACTGATTTCACACAAAGTATCATTCCCGGAGATGACTTGATCTATGCCATGGGAGCAGACGCAGGTGACAGCAGTGTAAGACGTTGGAGCCAAATACACGCACCGGACTGGACTAATATAACGACTGGAGCATGGCCTGGCAGTGGATTAAGATCGCAGTCAGTGATAGTCAGTGAACAACTTAGATTAGACGGAACTATTAATAAAATATCAGCCACGCAGAGCAATGACGATGTGCGATTACTACCGTTCACAGGCATCACACGTATAGAATCTATACAGTGGCAGAACAATGACATAACCAACCTTTTAAATACACCCTTGACTTTTTCTAGCACAGCAGGCATTGGGTATTTGAGATTCATGGATACTAATGGGTTTGTGATTCCCTCAGGAGATAATTCTCAAAGAAGAGTCAGTCCAGAAGTAGGTGAAACTCGCTGGAACACCGATGAAGGATATCTAGAATGCTACGACGGCACGGTGTGGTCAGTGAGCACAGGTGGCGGTATTGAAGTTGATGTGCCAATCATGGAAGATCTCGGCCATGTCTATACCCTGATGTTGGGGTAATTTTTCAAAATTGATAAATACTTTTAATTGCAGAAACGACCATTTTTGCAGGATTCGACTGCGGTAAACCGGCAAAGAGCGTGAGCTGAGAATCTGGTTAACGGTGTAACACCGGGTAAATTGGAGAGCTAATGGCTATCGGTCGCATTTCCGGTCAGCTCTTGAAGTCAAATCTTCTTCGCGCAGGCGAAAATTTGGCATTCGAGACAGACCTACTCTATCTAGATGTTGTGAACTCTCGAATCGGGATACGCACAGCAACTCCAACTGTTGACCTTGATGTCAACGGACACACCCGTTCTACGAATGTCACAGTAGACAATCAATTAAACATCGGAAATCTACACTTTACTGGTAATACCATAACCAGTGATTCCAACACCATAAATTTTGCAGCGGCTGTAGGTGAAGCCACTGTTTATCACGCAAGACTGCAGATAGATGATCTGCAACTGCAGGGCAACATCATATCAACCACTGTCAGCGACAGCGCAATAGAAATAAATCCCAACGGCTCTGGCACAGTTAACATCATAGCCAATACCAACATCACAGGTAATCTTGCGGTCACCGGCGATGTCAATGCCACTGGAAACATAGTTATTGGTGGTAATATAACCATTGGTGATGCACTCACAGATAACATTGTAATCAATGCCAGTATCAAAAGTGACCTTGTGCCACAAACTGATAATCTTTATGATCTAGGATCTCCCACATTTCGCTGGAGGGCTATCTATGTTAATGATTTTTATACCGATGCTATAAATGTTCCAGCTCTAGACGTTGGAAACTTGATGTTCCGTGACAATGAAATTACCACTACAACTGGACAAGATCTATACATTGATGGTAATGGTGCAGGTGGTGTTCGATTAGGTAATTTTAGAATTGTTGACAACGTTATCACAAACGTGTCTACAAATGCAATTACACAAATAGCACAGTCTGGCACAGGATATTTTAAGATACAGGGCACCAATGGATTTGTTCCTCCTAGGGGAGATGACGGTGAACGACCTACAGCTTATGCAGTTTTGGGAATGACTAGATTTAACACCAATGCTAAAGCATTAGAAATATGGGACGGTGCCGCGTGGGCATCACCAGCTGGATCATCAGGAGCTGTGAGTATTACCCAAGCCAACGATATTGCAGTGCAGATAGCACTCACACTAGGATAAAATATGCCAACCTTATTTAGACATTCTGTTAATACTGATATAGGAACTACTCCTGTTGATGTATTACAGATACCACCGGGGGTGCGAGCCACAGTTATTGGCATGAATATCGCCAATGTCACAGACTATGACACAGTGGTAGTTAACATATATGTTATAGATGAAAACTCTACTCAGGCACATTATGTGCGTGGCTTATCAATATCTCCCAACAGCACAGCTAAGATTATCACCCAAGGTGAAAAACTGATATTGCCAGAAACTGCAGGCATAAGAATAGTCAGCGACACCGAAGACAGCATAGATTCTGTCATTAGTTATGTAGAAATCTCTTAAGGAAAAATCATGCCAAGTAATTATTATTTAGGTCAAAGCCCAGATGAGGCACTAGGAGATAGTCCTCGCTATTGGTATGCTCTGCGTAGAAACTCTGATGGCGAACTATTTTTGTATAGGAGTGATCAACTCAAAGACAAAGATAGTATTGAATTAAATTTACCCGGATCACCTGAAGAAAATTTTGAAGACTTCGAACCAGGTATAGACTATTTTGATGGCATCGCACAAGATCACGAAGTAGAATATGACAATTTAGTATGGACACAATATCGTTGGGACAACAGGAATATGTTGTACTATGTTGATAATCAGGGAAGATTAACACAAAGAATAAATCAGGGATACACTTATCCTACAGGTCATTCAAGTTAACACGGAATAAATCATGGCAGAATTTAGAATCAGTAGAATTAGATATACATGGAAGGACGAATGGGCACCCGATTCAACCACCTATAATAAAGATGACGTAGTAAGATACGGAGGCAGTACTTGGATATGCCTACGACAACATACTGCATCAACTTTTGAAGCCGACCAAACCTATATTGCTAACCAAAATGACACACAGCCAACTCCAGCCTGGTTGAAAATGACCGACGGGTATGAGTGGAAAGCTGCATGGACCTCTTCAACTTTATATAATCCTGGTGATATTGCACTATACGGTGGCGTAATATATCTATGCGTAACCAGTCATACATCTCAGTCAACATTTGATGCCAGTCTAGACAATTGGGCTGTGTATCTATCAGCAGACAAATGGCAGCAAGAATGGACTCCTGCTACAAGATACGGTATTGGTGATCTTGTTAGATACAACGGTATTGTATACAGATGTATTGTGGGACACACTTCATCTACCACCGCCTTGGGTTTAGAAATAGGAAACAACGATACCCAAGACGACAGTGTAGGTGAATTATGGCAAGTATACTACGAAGGTATTGAATACAAAGGAACATGGACTGCTACTACAAGATACAGACTCAACGATCTTGTAAAATACGGTGGCAGCATTTTACGCTGTGTAACAGGTCATGTTGCATTGGCAAACATTACCAATGAGAATTTTGTTACAGAATTTCCTGGACAACAATTTTATCAGACATGGGATAACACTGTCTACTATGCAATTGGTGATATTGTTAGACATGGCGGATATCTATACGTAGCATTAGCCAACAACTATGCCACTGGCAATCCAACAGAAGATATTACAAATTGGAAAATAATATCCAAGGCTGTGAATTTCACAGGTACATGGAATGCAACTGTAGATTACAAAGTAGGAGACGTAGTTCGCCGCGGCGGCAATCTATATCTAGCTGTATCTGATACAGGCAATGATGGCAGTTCATTAGATTATCTTGACACCAGCAATTGGGAATTAATTAATACAAGTCAGTCATGGCGAGGTAATTGGACAGCAGGCCAATCATACAGCCTTAATGATGTAATAGTATTTTTAGGTAATACCTATAAAGCTAATTTTGAACACGTTGCTTCTGATGATAATTTTCCAGGAGATAATGGGTCTGGATTTGTTTATTGGGATCTAATATTGCAGGCAGGCTCAGAAGTAGGAATGTCGCAACGCGGAGATCTACTTACATTTGGTCCTTCAAGAACAAACGTAGGTGACGGCAGTACTTTTGGAGCAACCAGTGTTCCAGTAGGAGAAGAAAGCCAAATTGTTATTGCAAATCAAGAAGGCAGTGTTGATTATGCCTATTGGGGCGATCTAACAAGAGTAAGATTTGTGGATATTAATGGAGTTGATGACTACACGAATCCAGAGAGAGGCACTAGTCAATTTTTGCCTTGGAGAACTATTAGATTTGCCTGCGAACAGGTCAATGATGGATTCAGCGGACATACAACTATTAAAGTAGCAGTAGGAGAATATGTAGAATTAACTCCAATCATTGTGCCACCTAGAACAGTGGTGCTAGGAGCTGAACTAAGAAGCACTTCAGTAATAGCTCAAGGTTCTGTTATTCTTGCTGCCGATCGTCTATATCATATAGCTGCATTAACTAGAATTTCTGGAATTATTCAAGCAGTAGTAGCTGGCAACGTGGCAGCTAGATCTGTGGGAAATTCTGTTAGCCAAGTGTTTTTAGGTATACCTACCAGCGAAGATGCTGCCACAGCAATACAAAGCAAGATTGCAAATATAATTTCTTACATTAATTTTTACATCAACAGTTCTGGGTCAAATCCTATAGTTACAGGAACTAACACAGCGATAACGTCCGCTGAATATACCAATACTGTGTTGCAGCTAGAAGCCAATAAGAATTTTATCATTGCTGAAGCTGTGGCCTTCTTGCAAGCCACGTATCCCTCATATGTTTTTAATGAGGATTTATTGAGATCTAGTATGTTTGGATATGTAGATGCTTGGAAATATGATATAATCTACACAGGCAATTACAAATCATTGCTGAGAGCAAGATACTATAGAAATCAAATACTAGGCTGCACTGCCAGTGAAGACATGTTCTATGTGAGAAACGCTACCGGAATACGTAATTGTACTTTGAAAGGATTGGACTCTGTGCTGAGTCCTCCCGTAGCGTTTGATCTATATCAACTGCCAGTGGGCGGAGCCTATGTGTCACTAGATCCAGGATGGGGCCCCGCAGACTCTACCACTTGGATCACTACACGATCACCTTACATTCAAGGTGTTACAACCATTGGCACAGGATGTGTCGGGCAAAAGATTGACGGTGCTTTACACAACGGTGGAAATAGATCCATAGTATCAAATGACTTTACACAAGTTCTCAGTGATGGAATTGGAGCTTGGGTGCGTAACAATGGTCGAGCAGAATTGGTTTCAGTATTCACATACTATTGTCATATTGGGTATTTTGCCGAAGATGGCGGTATCATACGAGCCACAAACGGAAACTGCTCCTACGGTACCTACGGCGCCATAGCGGATGGTGTCAATGCTTCAGAAACTCCGGTTATAGCAAGGAACTATACCAGAGCTCAACAGGCCATTGTGGCAGCAGCTTTTGCTGGAGATTTTGTTGACGAAATACAGATTTTAGAATGGGCAAATATGGGTCAGGATTATACCTCGGCTAACGCAACGTTTGCTGGTGCCGGTGTTAACGCCAGTGTGATTTTTGAAGAGTTTAGAGATGATGCTGTGTTTGAAGCAAGAAGACTTGATGCTAATGCAGGCACTGTTCAAATAGCACAAGAAATAGGCGGCAGTGGTTATGTGGTGGTGCAGAACAATGCACAAGGCGGCGATGCGTTGACTATAACCATAGCTACCAATGATGCAAATTCTATTACTCAATATCTTGGCATGCGAATAATCATTACCAGTGGCGCTGGCACAGGACAGTATGGGTATATCACTGCCTACGACAATGTGACCAAGGTAGTTACTGTATATAGAGAATCTGATGACCAACCTGGTTGGGATCACGTAGTTCCAGGCAAACCGCCCACTGTGCCGTTGTTGACTAATACTACATATAGAATTGAACCCAGAGTGATATTCTCTGAGCCTGTATATTCAGCGACAGAAATTACAACCCCTACTATTACCACTTGGTCAGAAATTGTTTTTGGTGATACCACTGAAACTTACACCGATGTGCCAGTTAACGAATCAGGCACAGGTACTACTATAGACGTTGTTGCTGCGTTGGCTACATTTAACATAGTGAAACAAGGTAGAAATTATACATTGACTATCAACAACGGTGGAGCAGGATATGAGGTTGGACAGCTGTTGACCATAGACGGAGATCTTATAGGCGGAGCCACTCCAATCAACGATTTGTTAATTTTAGTTACTGATGTCAGCGATGACAGCACAAATTCTATTTTAGCTGCACAACAAAAGACCTACGGTACAGGTGAAGACAATCTAGCTGCTAGTGGCAGGTTTGTAGTGGTATCAACCGCCGGTAGTGCTGCTATGTATAGTGCTAATGGCAGCGATTGGACTACCTTTAATATGCCCACATCGGGTGATTGGAAATGCCTAGCAGCAGGCAGAGTTACATATCCCTCACTAGGCAATCACATGTTTGTGGCCATACGCCAAGGAAGTGCTGCGGCAGCTAGTTCTACAGATGGTATAAATTGGATTGCAAGAAGCATGCCAGTTTCTCTGCAATGGAATTCCTGTATTTACGGTGGAGGTTTATTCATTGCTGTGGCCACAAACTCTAACACAGCAGCCTACAGTCTCAATGGCACTACTTGGAGTTCGTTGGCTTTGCCTTCATTTGGGGACTCTACTTTAAACCAATGGGTAGACATTGCCTATGGCAGACAAACATACGTGGTACTGGCCAACAGTGGAAACACTGTAGCAACAGGTACATACAATGCTACCTTAAACACATGGTCATGGGCTGGTCATATCATGGACGTGGTTGCAGACTCCAGCGCCAAAGATTGGGTCAGCATAGCCTATGGCAACGGTAGATTTGTTGCCATATCCAGCACAGGTGATGTGGCCTACAGTTTCGATGGCCTAGATTGGTTGCCTGCTGTTATGCCATCACAGGACGGCAGTACTGCTCACAATTGGAAGAAAATTAAATATGCACAAGGTGTATTCTTTGCTGTAGGAGACACAGGAAGTCGACTTGTAGGAGGAGATATTTCCGTCGGAGCAACTAATTTTGCAGCAACCAGTTTTGACGGGGTTGTATGGACCACAAGAACGTTGGCCAGCATAGTTAATTGGCAGTCGGTGGCATTTGGTACTCCATATGTAGATGCTAGAGATTCCACTGTGGGAGACAACACACCTACATGGATCGCCATCGATACTACAAATAAATTCAACAAGATACAGACTGGTGCAAGAGCGCTAGGCAGAGTAACAATAACCAGTGGGGTTATTAGCAGTGTGAAATTATGGGATCCAGGATCTGGTTATACTGAAGGCCCTACCTGCACATTTGTTGACCCTAACAATAACAGAGATGCAAGAATCGAATGCCGTACCGGTGACAGAGTATTAGCACAGCCAACTTGGTTAAATCGAGGTCTAGGATACAGAACAATATCTACCAGAGTAACGATATCTGGTGACGGATATGCAGATGTAATTCCCAGCGGTAAATTTATTGTTATCAACGATCTTGCAATATATCCCAAAGTTGGTTCTAATCTAACCATAGGAAGTTTGCCTGGTGATTATACCTTGGTTACCATTGAAGAATTAGGTCTCACAGACAGAGGGCTAGCAGCAAGAATACGTATCAGTCCAGAAATTAAAGTTCGTGATAATCTTCAGCATCTCACCGAAATAGCTATAAGAACAAAGTTTGCTCAATGTAGAATCACAGGTCATGATTTCTTAGATGTAGGCACAGGAAACTTTGAAGAAACTAATTATCCTGAACTATACAGCGGTTTTTATGATCCACAACCCTTTAATGAAATTGTAGAAGAAAATAGAGGCCGTGTATTTTATACTTCAACAGATCAAAGCGGTAACTTTAGAGCAGGCGAATTGTTTGCGGTCGAGCAAGCCACTGGAACTGTAACAATTAGTTCAGACTTTTTTGATCTTTCTGGACTTACTGAACTACGACTTGGCGGTATTAGAATTGGAGGCACTGGAGCAGTTGTTAGAGAATTTTCAACAGATCCGTTGTTTATAGCAGATTCTAATAACATTGTTCCGACCCAACGAGCTATAGCTGCTTACTTGGCAAACAGACTTAGTGTAGGTGGATCAGAAATTGCAGTAGGCAGTTTTATAGCAGGAACTATACTAGTTGGTCCAGATAGGATTAACAACACAGCCGGTTTAACAATAATTATACCGCTGAGAGCAGAATTTGATATGGCAAATTCTGGAGTAAGCGGTAGCATGTTAGCCCAGACAATGTTTTACAGATCGTTCAAACAATGATCAGACTAAATATAGAATACGGAGTAGAAAATGGCAGAATTTAAACTAGGTAGAATTAGATTTGTTTGGAAAAACACGTGGACTCCTTCCACCGTCTACTATATAGACGATGTGGTTAGGTACGGCGCCCGCACTTATATCTGTGCGGCGGGACACACTTCTGCCTCTGATTTCAACACAGATTTAGAAAATTATCCAACAAGATGGAATCAAATGAGCGACGGTCAAAGTTGGACCGGCGACTGGAATATCGGCACTTTCTACAAACTTAATGATGTAGTCAAGTACGGTGGTCTTCTCTACATTTGTAACGATAGTCACACTTCGGCAGCAACTACGCTGTTAGGGCTAGAAGCTGATCAAGCCAAATGGACTTTATATGCAGAGGGACTTGATTGGAAAGGCGATTGGTTAGCACTAACTCGTTACAAGGTAAATGATCTAGTCAAGTATGGTGGTTATACCTATGTGTGTAACACATATCATACGTCAGCTGCTAATACAGCACTTGGATTAGAAGCAGACCAGTCCAAGTGGGATACATTTAATCCTGGTATAGAATACAAAAATACCTGGGTTACTGGCACACGATATAAGTTAAATGATGTGGTAAAATATGGTGCAGGACTTTGGATCTGTGCAGACGACCACACCGCAGCTGCTCTATTTAACACTGATTTTTCCGCGGGCAATTGGAGCCAATTTACCGAAGGCACAGAATTTGAAGATAATTGGAACTACCTAACCCTGTATCAATCTGGCGACATTGTGAGATATGGTGGAAATCAATACATAGCCAAAACTGTGCATACCGCCGTAGCTATTACAGAAACACCACCTACTCAGGCATCAAGATGGGATCTATATACAGAAGGATTTAAATTTCAATCTGCTTGGGCTAACACCACATCATACAAAATAGGTGAAGTAGTATCCATAGGCGGCTATACCTATTTGGCTGCCCAGGATTCGCCTTCAACTACATACACTGTTACTGCTGCGGTAGCATCTACTGATGAATTTACTATAGCATCAACAGCAGGCATAGTGGTGGGAATGGCAGTGAGATTTACCGGTACAACATTTGGCGGAGTGTTTACCACAGCTAGATACTATGTAAAAACTGTATCCGCAGGCAATATTACTATATCAACAACGCCCGGTGGCACAACATTTAATGTCAGTGCAAATGAATCAGGTTCTATGACTGCCACTGTGTCAGCCGAACCGCCAAACACCGCATATTGGTCGAGACTCAATGCCGGTATCAACTGGCAAGGTGAGTGGACAGATGACAGAGAATATCTATTAGGCGACGCAGTAAGATTTGGCGCCAATGCATTTATCTGCGTATTGGCCCATAGATCAGAAGGTGACGACGGTTCTACTGTAGGAGTAGCAGGTGGTGGACAAGCCAACAGCAAACCTGATCAGGATAGCACAGGAACATATTGGAATCTACTGAATGTTGGTACAGAAACCGGCGTGTTATCAGTGCGAGGCGACCTAGTTTATTATGGTGGCGCTGGACCCCAGAGATTACCGATCGGTCGCGAAGGCACAGTATTAAGATCAAACGGCGTAGATCCAGAATGGATTGCTCTCGGCGAAGTTGATCATACTTATTTTGTAGCGCCAACAGGCACTGATCTACCATCACCAATACACGGTAGAACCTGGGACAAACCTTGGAAAACTATTCGCTATGCTTGCGAACAGGTAGAACGTGGTCCTCGCAATCCCGATGCACGATATTTGTTGGAATTAAATCGTGTGTTCATTCAACGCGAAGTCACAGAATTTATTCAGAATCAAATTACTAACAACATTGCACCATTTACTTCCGGATTTGTCTACGATGATTTCAAATGCGAACGAGATGTAGGATTTACACTAGATGCGGTAACCTATGATCTATGCCATGGTGGTAATATTAAATCACGCGGAGTTGCTAATTCTCTAATCGGCGGACTCAGCGAAGGCGAAACAGAAGCATATCCAGGCTTAGCAATTGAATCAGACGAATCCGTTGCTGCCTACAACTACATGCTCACAGTTGTTGGAAATGTTTTAGCACAGACAGCTCCAACAATAAATTATCAGACACTGAACGGCGACAACTCTACTGCCACAGTAGCTCAATATTTCAACAGCGATCTCACAGCAGAATCTGGAGCATTGGCTAATGTGACAGCAAGTGTTACACTGATCACAAATGCTATCACAGCTAGAGCAGCAGCGGTTACAGCACCTCAGATAGCAGCCGCCATAGCTAGTGTGCCGGCAAGACGTAGTCCTAGTAATTTGATCCAAGTGGCCACAGGTCAGTATAGAGAAACATTACCTATTATTGTGCCAGAACAGACCTGTATACAAGGCGACGAATTACGCTCAACCAACGCAGGACCTGCAGGCAGTTTAACTAATCGATCAGATGCCGGTTACAGCATAGGTGCATTAACTAGATTGCAAACAGTAGTCGATCAGATCGTAAGAGGTGCAAACGTTACAGAAAGCTCTGGCAACACTACTGTTCAGAGCATAGCATTCCCATATGCTAGTACAGACGAAGCAGCTGATGCTGCACAGTTGGTCAGAGTCATGCAGCATCAGATTGATTTTAAGATCAGTTCTACGTTCATGGAAAGTTCTGCAAACCCTACAGGCTATAACACATCATTCTTAACAGGATTTGGCGACGCAAGAAAACTACTGATTGAAAACAAAGAATTTATCAAAGAAGAAATTACAGCTTTCTTAAATACAAATTACAGCACATTAAAATTCAGTAGAACCAAATGCAAACGTGATGTGGCATTTATTGTTGATGCTATGAGCTATGATTTGACCTATGGCGGAACCTGGGCTACACTAGTGGCTGGCACAGCATATTTTGATGGCGATAACAGCACACAACTACAGATTGATAGCACAGAAATTGCTGCCACGGTAGCTGCCTATGGCAGATTGAAAACAGTAGTACAACAGATAATTGCCAACACCACAGTAACAAAATCCACAGGCAATACCGCCACCCAATGGACAGATTCCACAAACTTGGTAGGCGGCGCAGCTGCTAATGTCACTGTAGGTGCTTTAGTAGACATTATTACCAATATTATACAAGGTGATAGCACAGAAGGAAACACTCCGCAGATCAATGTTACACAGATTGCAACTCTTAATACATTTACATCTAACAATCACGGGCTATCAGTTGGTGATGCTGTAGTTCCAAGAATCACTGCTAACGGGTTAGTTAACGGTACAAAATATTGGGTAGTAGGCACAGTAAACACTAACACATTCCAACTTGCAGCCACATATGGCGGAGCAGTATTAGCATCATTCACCAACGGCGCTGGACTCGACATTGATTTAGAGACCATCGATTACCCTACGGCAACCAATGGTGTAACATCAACCACAGCATTGATAGCTGCGGCTGTGACCTTAGATGCTGCACAAGAAACCATAGTAACTGCGTCTACCGCTTATATTACTGCTAACTTTCCTGCATTAGTTTATAACTCAG